TGGATGCACGTTTTATCAAATCCTAAAAAAGAAGAAACTATTTAATTTATTGAAATTTTAGTATAAAATATTAATGAAAGGAAGTGGAAAATGCCGACATTAGTAAAGTTAAAAATTAATTTTGATACTGGCGTAGAGCAAGTTGACATATCAATCCCAGTTGAAATGTATTTCACAACTAGCGGACAAATTAGTTCCGTTCCTTTAGGCACTTCTAATTTTTCAGTAACTTTAAAAACTGGATATGCTATAAAATCCATAACCTCATCAAATCTTGGAAACATTCCTTTTACAGATAACACTTTTTCATATAACGTACTAACAGCTGATACATTAACAATTTCTACTAAAATCGCAGATGCAATTAATGTAAATTTAAACACAAATAATGAAACCTTAACACAAACCAACACAAAACTTACCAGTATAAAAAATACACTCAGTTCTATGAGTGGTGGCTCAAGTGGATCTAAAGTTGATACTTCAGACGCAAATGCTACACAATCAGACATATTAAGTGGAAAGACTGCATATGTAAATGGTGTTAAATTAACTGGTACTCATACATGTGATTTACCAGGTGTAACTCTAACTGACACAATGATAACACTTGGTAGTGGCTTACCCTCAAAATACACTGACATTTATATAAATACCCCAACCAATAAACCTGAAGTAATAATTGAATATAACAACAATATTGACTTTGAAGGTGATGGAAATAGAATTGTATTCGCTGGTGAAAATTATACACTTCTGGGGCTTCCAAATTTAACTGCCGAAAATGTTAAAAGTGGTGTAAATATCGGTGGAGTTACTGGCACATATACAAGTAATGGAATTACTCCAACTGGAAGTTTAGACATAACAGCTAATGGAACGTATGATGTAACTAATTATGCTAGTGCAGTGGTAAACGTGCCAGCACCAGTTGAAGAGACTAAGACGGTTGATTTATCAATGGCAAGTGGTAATCAAGTAATCACTCCCACAAGCGGTAAAACACTATCTCAAGTAACCATTACTAAACCATCCACTTTAACGGCTGAAAACATTAAAAAAGACATTAATATAGGTGGTGTAACTGGTACTTATGAAGCTATTACCCCAACCGTAACTTTTGATTCCACTACTGGAACATTAACTATTACAACAAGTGAGGCATCCTCATGATAACTATTACAACTGTTGAAGGCTTACAAGCAATCCAAAACGATTTAACAGCCGATTATGAGTTAGGTTGTGATATTGACTTATCAAGCTTAGAAAAATGGACACCTATTGGAACACCAGAAGATGTTAATGTAAGTTTTAATGGAACTCTTAATGGTAATGGTCACAAAATTAAAAATATGACTATTACTATTAATTCTACTTATGATAATAACTTGGTTGGATTCTTTAGAATGTTAGGTGATTGTACTATTAAAAATCTAGTATTTGAAAATGCAACTATTAATTCAACTGGTTATAACAACTGTACTGGTATTTTAGCTGGTGGAGTTTATTATAAAGCACCACAAATTGAAAATGTATCAGTACAGGGCACTATGAATATTACACATAATTATTTATACACTCAATATGCTTTTAGAGGTGTCGGTGGCTTTATTGGTTCGTGCTATGGCGACACTAATTATATGACATTTAAAGATTGTATAAGTAATGTGAATATTAGCATAACTGGCTCTACTAGAAGCATATATGTGGGTGGATTTATTGGGTATTCAAGATACACCAAATTATATAGATGTTTTGCTTTTGGCACAATAGCCGTGCAAGAGAGTACCAAAGAACAGTATTTTAATATTGGTGGATTTTGTCCTCACATTTATAGTAGTACACACAATTATTGTGCTAGTGCCGTATCAATAAGTGGAACGAATAGTACTAATTGTTCCTCATGTAGTAAATATTTAACTGAAACATCAAGCTTTACAAATAATGATTCAAGAAGAATATGGAATGGTGCAACATTTAGTTATGAAGATTATGCAAGCAGTAGTGATACGTTAGTTACTCAAGATGAATTTATCGCTTTAATTGATGATGAAGATAAATCTAAATATAACTTAACTGATTTAGATTTTGCCAATGGTAAATATCTAAAATTAGCAATAGATACTAGCGAAACTATTTATAACATTCCACTTTTTGGGGTTACTTATAACAATGTTAAAAAGGTTATTTACAACGGAAATGAAGTAAGTAAGTTTTATTTGGATGGTGGAGTTGTGTTTGAAAAATCAAGCAGTGAAGAACCAAGTACAGGCGAAACTTGGGTGTTGAATGCAGACTTAATCTTTGGAATTAAAAGTTGGTCACACGATATTAACTTTACGTCAAATGGAACTTCGTACAGCAAATTTAGCTATAATTTCGAAAGTCCAAAGGCTGCATATTTGGTATACGGAACAACGAATGTATATGAAGTTAACAGCCATGTGTGGACTAGTGAAGCATACCGCACAATCACTTTCTCAACCGCACCTACTGGCGACCTACTCACTTGGCTAGAAGGTAATGGAACAAAACAATGATTAATTAGTAGTAATACTATTAATAAAAATCGACAAAGAAAAGTCGTTAAAACTAGTTCAATTAAAAAATTCAAATCGTGACATAACACGTAAAAATTGTATGGAGGACTATTAAATGAATTTTACAGAAGTTTTAAAAGCTCAAGGATTAACTGATGAACAGATTGTTAAAATCTCAGCAGACATGAAATCCAATAAGATTTACCTTGCAAGTGAGGAAAACATGGATGTTAGATATAACAAACTTAAATTGGAATCGGAGCAAAACGCACAAGAATTGGCAAAGTCTCAAGCTTTAATCGATGAATTACAAAAAGGTAATAAAGGTAATGAAGAATTACAAGGTAAGATTAAAGACTATGAAACTCAAATCGCTAATTTAAAAAAGGCTAACGAAGAACAAAAACTTGAATCAGCTTTGGATAGAGTACTATTAGAAGCTAATGTTCAAGATGTGGATTATGTTAAGTTTAAAATTAAAGAAAAAGGAACTGAATTAAAACTTGATGATAAAGGTAACTTAACTGGAACTAAAGAGTTACTAGATGACTTGAAAGTTCAGTTACCAACACAATTTTCTAATGTTAAGCCAAGTATAAAAGAAATTAAAATCCCTCATTCGGATGGTGATAAAAGCGTTACTAAGGATGATTTCAAAAAAATGAATTATCATGAACGCTTGAAATTATACAACGATAATAGAGAGGCATATGAAGAATTAACAAAACAAAATTAATGAAAGGTAAAATTAAATTATGGCAGTTACAAAAATGGATCAAATGATCAACCCACAAGTCATGGGTGATATGCTCAATGCAAAAATTGAAGCACTATTAAAATTAACACCATATGCTAAAGTCGATACAACTTTAGTTGGTGTCCCAGGGGATACAAAAACAGTACCATCTTGGAATTATATTGGTGATGCTGAAGATGTTGCTGAAGGTGTTGAAGTTACACCAACCCAAATGACAGCTTCTAGCACAACTTTTACAATCAAAAAGGCTATGAAGTCGGTATCAATTACTCAAGAAGCTATTAACTCTGGTTATGGCGACCCAGTTGGACAAGCTGGTTCTCAATTAGCTAAATCTATTGCTGGTAAAGTTGATAACGATGTATTAGAAGCAGTTTATAAAGCAACTATGGTAGCTGGTGAAGGTACATCTAACATCTCTTATAGTGGTATTGTTGATGCCAATTGTAAGTTTGAAGATGAAGAAGATGGAATTGATAAAGTTATGTTTATCCACCCAAGTCAAGAAGCTACACTTTTAAAAGATAGTAACTTTATCTCAGCTGATAAATACCAAGCTGGTGTTGCAGTTAACGGTTCTATTGGTAAAATCGCTGGTGCTTGGGTTAAAAAGTCCAAGAAAGTTAGACTTGTTACTTATGAAAAAGTTGAATCAGGTAGTACAGTTACTATTGATGCTTCAAACTTAGCTGAATATCAAGCTAAAGTTGATCCAACTGTTAAACTTGAAGTTGGCAATGGTCTTAAAGCAATTGCCAAAGGTTCTCAATATTATGTATGTCCAGTTATTAAGCTTGAACCAGATTCAGCTGAAACTGAATACACAGAAGATGAATTACCAGCTTTAACTATCTTCTTAAAGAAAGATACTCAAACTGATAGTGAATGGCTTCCAAAGAAGCAACAACATGATGTTACAACAGCTAAGTACTATGGTGTTGCATTAACAAATGGTGCTAAAGTAGTTTTAGCTAAGTTTAAAGCTTAATAAAAAGTATTAAAAATTGGAGGGATAAAATGATTGTTAGTGTTAAAGAAGTGGTTGATTACTATCATTTGTTTGCAGACACTCCAACAGAGCTAGTACAAGCTAAACTCGATGGGTTGGAATCGCTTATTAGAAGTAAAACAAATAATAATTTTCAAAACAGAAATATTAGAATTAAATGTCCCTCAGTTGACAATTATTTGATTGGTATGTCCCCTTACTTAAAAGTAGGGGACACCATTCAAATAACTAATTCTAAAGTAAATGATGGTTTATATTTAATTGAAGAAATTACAGCAAATAAAATTAAATTGGACAAGGACTTATTCGATTGTGAAGAATGTACGATAACTAAGGTGGAATATCCTCAAGATATCATATCAATGGTAATTAATATCCTTAAATGGGATGAACAATTTGGTTCTAAAATGGGAATCCAAAGTGAATCGATTGGTAGACACTCAGTAAGTTATTTCTCACAAAACGACCAAAACTCATATAACGGCTATCCAATTCATTTGTTTACAGGCTTAAAAAAATACACTAAAGCGTCAAGGAACTTCCTATGATTGGTGGTAATTTAAAAGCTACTATCCAAGTTAAAACGACCTCCACTAATGATTTAGGGGAGAATGTGTTAGCTTGGACTGACAAATATACATTAAATGGTTGGTTAGACTTGTCAAGTGGCACTTCTACTTATTCTCATAAAACTAAAACAGAAGATTCAACTCATGTATTCATTTCTGATTACAATCCAGATATAAGAGATCTTGATATTACTCAGTGTAGGTTCAAAATTAGCAATAGAATTTATGAAGTAAAATTCATAGATGACCCAATGGAAATTCACGACCATTTAGAAATCACATTGAACTTACTGGGTGTTACAAATGCAAAATAATATAAAAATTGATATAAAGCTAGATAAAGTATGTAATGTACTAGATGAAGCGGTTGAAAACGCATTGGAAGAAGCTATCGGAGAACTTGAAAGCCAAACTAAGAAAAATACCAAGGTTAAAACTGGAAAAACAAAAGCTAGTTGGGAACATAAAGTAGATTCTAAGAAATGTGAAGCCTATGTTGGTTCTAATTATGATAATGCTATATGGGAAGAGTTCGGAACTGGTATTTACGCCCAGCATGGTAATGGTAGAAAAGACGTTCCATGGGTTTATCGAGATGAAGAAGGTAAATGGCATAGGACAAGTGGTAAAAAGCCACGTAAAGCGTTACAACGTGCATTTAACACCACTAAGAACAGCGTTAAGAGCTATTTTGAGGAACAATTCAAAGACTTATGATAAATGTATTAAAAACTCTTAAAAACGAGCTAGAACAGCTTAAAATACCTTATGCGTATGATAAATGGGAATGTAATGTTAAACTTCCATTCTTTGTTGGCGAACTTGATGAAGTAGAAAGCCCATATGAAGATGGTAAAAGTGAATTTTCATTCACTTTAACTGGTGAAGATGTTGAAACTTATTCTAATTTATATACATATGCTGAAAAACTTAAAAAAGAATATAAACAATCTAAAAAAATTAAATGTGATGGTGGTTATATCGTAATTAGTTATGATAGTACAATAACTATTCCAATTGAAATAGCCAACATTAAACGAATTCAAATTAAATTCACAATTTATTTGTGGGAGGATAATTAATGAAAAAAGGTAATAACGGTGTTTCAAGTACAACAGTTCAAAACATTGTATTTGGAGCTGGTACAATCCATAAAGGTTTAAAATATACTGCTTCAGATGGTAGTGGTTCTTGGAACTTCGATGAGTCTTGTGTTGGTGCAACTAAAGGTGGCTCAACATTAACAATCACACCAGAATTTTATTCAGTTGAACCTGATGGATCTACGGTCGCAATCAAAGATTTTAAACGTAAAGTTGGAGAAACCGCCACACTTGAAGTTAACTTCTTAGAACTAACTAAGGATTTAATCAAGTCAGCAGTCGTTGGTAAAGATGGAACTAGTGCTGATTCTACTAATTTTGATGTAATCGAATCTAAAGATGCTATTGCTGAAGGTGACTATTGGGAAAATATCGCTTTTGTTGGTGAAACTTTAGATGGTAAAAATATCATTGTAATTTTAGATAATGCACTTTGCACAAGTGGTTTATCATTAGAAGGCAAAAATAAAGAAGAAGGTGTAGGTAAATACACATTTGAGTGTCATGCCGATGCCAGTCAATCTCTTACAACTTTACCATACCACATTTACTTTCCAAAAAGATCATAAGTGAAAATAAACTAGGAGGATGATTATGGAATACACATTGAGAAAACCAAAGGCGACTGATTTATTTGTTGCCAGTAAAATTTTAAAAACTATTGGAGTTAAAAATATTTATAACTGCTTCAATAATGAAGAATTAGAAGAAATCAAAACATTAGCTAAATCTAAAAAAGGTAATGCTGATGTTAATTATGAAAAAGTCGGACTTATGGTGGTAACTTCAGTTTGCGATTTACTTTTAGAAAAGCTTGAATATATTCAAGAACCATTAATAAAGTTTATGTCTAATTTAAGCGGTTTGAAAGTTAAAGAAATTGAAAATTTGCCTCCAGCTGAATTTATGGAAATGGCAATAACAATAATTAAAATGCCTGAGTTCGTGGATTTTATCAAGGTTGTTTTAAAATCATTCAACTAGGATGTAATGAATTTTGGGACTTGGTATTTAAACGATACTCAAGTCCATTTTCATTATTAGATGAATTAATTGAAAATGATATGTTATCAAGTTTTATCGACACACTAATAGAAAAAAATAATGAAGATATAGAGCTTAATGTATGGCTACATAAAGTTTATGATAAATCATTTTCTGAATTCACTTCAAAAATTCATGATCAAGATGCTCAAACTGATGAAATGAATGTGGAAGAAGCTAAAACAACCGTTAAAAAATCTTATGAAATTTTGAGCAATTTCCAACCTCAAAATTAGGAGGATCAAATGGAATTATTTAAAATATTCGGAACGCTTGCTTTAGTGGGCGTTGCAAAATCTAAAAAAGAATTAACAGATGTAAGTGATGAAGCCGAAAATACTTCAAGTAAACTTAGTAAAATAGGCTCAATTGCTAAAACAGTTGGCAAGGGAGTATTAGTTGCTACTGGAGCGGTCGCTACTGGAGCAGTTGGATTAGTTAAAAACGTTTCATCTTCATATGGGCGTTTACAGCAATCAATCGGTGGTATTGAAACTTTATTCAAAGACTCAGCTCAAAAGGTCATTGATAACGCTAATAACGCTTATACAACAGCTGGTATTGATGCCAATACTTACATGGAGCAAGTTACTAGCTTTAGTGCTTCATTATTACAAGCCCTTGATGGTGATACTGAAAAAGCGTGTGATAGTGCGGATATGGCTATCCGTGATATGGCAGATAACGCTAACAAAATGGGTACTCATATGCAAGATATCCAAAACGCTTATCAAGGTTTTTCAAAGCAAAACTATACCATGTTAGATAACTTAAAACTTGGTTATGGTGGTACTAAAACCGAGATGGAGCGTTTACTTGCTGATGCCGAAAAATTAACAGGTATCAAGTATGATATATCCAACTTGGATGATGTTTATCAAGCCATCCACGTTATTCAACAAGATTTAGGTATTACAGGCACAACCGCAAAAGAAGCTGGAGAAACTATCGAAGGTTCATTCAACTCATTAAGCGCATCATGGCAAAACTTTATAGCTGGCTTAGGCAATCCTGATGCTGATATGAAAAAGTTAGTAGATAACTTGGCTAAAGGTATTAATGGAGCAGTCCAAAACGTTATACCAGTTATTAATAACATGGTGGCAGTACTTCCAACGGTTATGGATGCTTTGATTGATGCAATTAGTCAAATGCTACCTACACTTATTCAAACTTTTACAGAGTTGATCACTAAAGTAATTGACGCAATAGTTAAGTTATTACCAGAGTTTGTGCCTTTAGCGGTTGAATGTATATTAACAGTTACTCAAGCATTAATAGAAAATCTACCATTGATTATAGACGCTGGTATTCAATTAATAGTTGGATTGGAACAAGGATTGGTTGAAGCTTTACCAACTTTAGTACCAATAATTGTAGATGTTGTCATTAAAATTGTGGATACTTTGATGAATAATTTAGGTTTAATCATAAATGTATCATTACAATTAATATTGGCTTTAGTTGAAGGCTTAGTAAAGGCATTACCTAAATTAATTGATTATGTACCGAAAATAATTGAAGCTCTTGTAAATACAATAGTTAATAATTTAGGAGTTATTATTGATGTTGGATTTAAAATCATATTAGCTTTAATTGGGGGTATTATCAAAGCTATACCTAATATATTAAAAGCTGATATAGAAATTATTGGCGCATTAGTAAAGGGCTTATTAAATGGAATTAGAGAACTTACAAAAGCTGGATTCAAGCTAATGGGTGGCGTACTAGATGGTATTAAATCCAAATTTAAAGATGTAATTGGCTTCTTTAAGAACAATTGGAAAACTATCATTGGATTTATTGTCAATCCTTTTGGAACAGCAGTTAAACAAATTGCTAAACACTTTGATTCAATTAGAAACTTCTTTGGTAATGTAATTGATAATATCTCAAACTTATGGAATGACTTCTGTAATTGGTTTAGATCAATATTCAAACTACCACATTTCACAGTTGATGGATCATTAAATCCAGTTGACTGGTTTAGCCAAGGTATGCCAAGAATAGGTGTTGAATGGTATGCTAAGGGTGGTATTATGAACAAGCCAACTGCCTTTGGGTATAATCCAACAACTGGCAATGCTATGGTTGGTGGAGAAGCTGGAGCTGAAGCAATTACCCCAATTTCAACACTTCAAGAGTATGTATCTGAAGCCGTTAAAAATGAAGTAGATGAGTTAAGTTACTACTTTGATAAATTAATCAACTTATTAAGTACTTATTTACCAGATATAAAAGACAATATGAACCAACAAATAGTGCTAGATAGCGGTCAATTAGTCGGTGCTATGGCTTCAAAAATGGACACTAAACTAGGAGACTTAGCCTATGGAAAAAGTAGATTTAGGGGGTAAGTTATGAATGGAATAACTTTTGGAATTAAACATACATATGATGATTGGGGATTAGTCCTAACTAATAAAGCGTTGGGACTCCCGACCCCCAAAACTTCAAGTGTAGATGTTGAAGGAGCAGATGGGGTAATTGATACCTCAGAAGTTCTATGCGGTGAAATTAAATTTAACAATAGAATTCTTGAGTTTGAATTTACCATGACAACCAACTATGAAGAATTTAACGATTTAGTTACTGAAATAGCTAATTATCTTCATGGAAAAAAATTAAAAATCACATTAGATAGTGATGAAAGTTACTATTATGTTGGAAGATGCCAAATAAATCAATGGGTAAGTGATAAAAGAGTTGGTAAAATAGTTATTCAATGTGATTGTGATCCGTTCAAATATACGAGCGCTAATTGCATTAGTAATGCTAATATTAGCGGTGACACATATGTTAAAATTCATGGAAAACGAATGACTGTTAATCCAATAATTAAAGTTACCAATGATATGACCATAGTTGTTAATGGTGAAGAAAGAAATTTAAAAGCTAATAGAGAGAATGAAATTCCTGATTTATTCATAAAAGAAGGAGTAAACACTTTGCACTTCAAAGGTAGTGGAGTTGCAACAATCGTCTACCAAGGGGGTGAATTATAATGTATCAAATAATCATCGATAATAGAGATGGTGAACGGCTTGTAATTCACGATTCCAGGAGTAATAATTTAAAAGTTGCAAACGCTGTATGCGAGGTAGAACTTAATAAAACTGGTTCATTAACCTTTAAAATTAGCCCCACTCATCCATATTTTAATGATATAAAAAAGCATTTATCGGAGGTTTATTTAGTCCAAGATGGTGATGTAATATTTTGTGGAAGAGTGCTTAATGATGAAACTGATATCTATAATTTTAAAACTATCTCTTGTGAAGGTATGTTAGGATACTTACTTGATTCAGTTCAAAGAGCCAAATCATATTCACTAAAAGGTAATACTAAAATTAAAGACTATCTAACTGATATTATTAATATACATAACTCTCAAGTAGATGATTATAAAAAGTTCCATGTAGGCACTGTAACTGAGGTTGATTCTTCTGAAACATTCTATAAAATATCTTCTTATGATGATACACTGGCAACTTTAAATGATGATTTAATTAATACATTTAATCACACCTATTTAATTCCAAGAATCCATGACGATATTAAGTATCTAGATTATCTCACTTCTAAACAATTATCAGTTAATAACCAAATAATTCAATTTGGCAAAAACTTATTAACTTTAACCAGAACTATTAAAGGGGAAGAAATAGCCACAGCTATTATTCCTTTAGGTGCAACGGTCAAAACTGATGGTAAGGATGAAGAGAAAGTTGAGTACAAGCTGGATATTACAGAGGTTGAAGATTTTACTGATGGAACTATTAAGCATAAAAAAGATACTGATTATATTTATGATGAAGAAGCAGTCAAAAAATATGGCAAGATATTTAAAGCATTAGTGTGGGATGGAGTCGAAAAAGACACTCAGCAATTAGTTAAAAACGCTAAAGAACAACTTAACTATTATAAAAAGTTAGCCAAAAACATAGAATTAAATGCCTTTGATTTACACTTGTTGGATGTTAATATCGAATCATTCCGAGTAGGACAAAAAGTAAGAGTTTATAGTTCAGTTCACAAGTTGGATGATAATTATATGATCGTTCAAAAAATGACTATTAACTTAAATCAGCCAGACAAAACTACAATCGTATTAGGTGATGAAGACAGAATATCAATAGATATCAATAGTTCAGCTTCTAAAAAAATTGATGAATCAGATAAAACTTTCAATGATTACGACAAAAAGTTTAATGATTATAATAATAACTTTAAAGATTATGATAACAAATTTAAGGACTATGATAATAAGTTAAAAGATTATGTAAAAAATAATGAGTTTGACAACAAGACTAGAGATTTCTTTAACCGCCAAAAAGGAACTGGTAGTGATACTGATTTGTCAAAATACGCATTAAAGAGTGATGTTCAAAGTGCATTCAATACACTGGCAAATTTGATTAAAGGAGTATAAATATATGAGTTTCGATTTAACAAGTCTAGAAACAGCTATAAATAGCCTTAAATCAAATATTAGTAATGCATACAACGCTTGTGTTACCAAAAAAGCAACTTCTATACCAACTAATAAGAATTCAGCCAATTTAGCACAATGTATCTTATCTATTCCAACTGGTGGTAGTGGTGGTGATATACCAGTAATTAGTGAATCTATAACAGCTGGTAGTTTTAGTGGATTTAGTGTTAGTGTTCCTGAGCCAACTGAAAATGATGATGGAGAACTAGTTTATCCAAATGAAGTCACTTTAGCCATGGGCAGTGTAGGTGTAACTTTTACTTCTCTAGTATGCTTCAGCAATACAAATGATGGTTACTTTAGCATTACTAAACTTCCTAATAATATGTGTATTGTGTCAAGTCATGTATTCAACAGATACAACGATGAGTCACAAACTGGAGTAATCGATACAAATGGTAGTGCAAAAACATTTAGAGCATCTTATAATATAAGTGGAAATAGCATCAAGTTAGTTTTAAACGCATTCCCAAATCAAGGTACAATAGGTACTTCTGATAGTGAATACTTTAGAGCTGTTGCTGATCAAGTCGCAACTAATGAATGGGGATATTTCTCAAACTATCCGCTTGAATTAATTACGATTACAACTTAGAGGAACGATTATGGAAAATAATATAGATGAAATTAAAATAACTAAAACATTAACAAACCATGAAGATAACATTAAATCCCTTAAACACAGAATGGATAAAGTTGAAGAGCAATCTAAAGCTATTAATGATCTTGCTATGAGTGTTAAAGAATTAGCTATTAATATGAACACAATGAATAAAAAACAAGAAGAGCAAGGTAAAAGATTAACCGAGCTGGAAAGCAAACCAAGTAAACGTTGGGAGCAAGTAGTTAGCATTATTATAACAACGCTTGTAGGAGCATTGTTAGGTTATTTATTAAGCAGATGGGGGTTATAAAATGAATACAAGTGAAATAATTAATATCGTATTAGTCGTATTAGGTGTTATCATAACACTATTTACTTATTATTTTAAAATTAAAGCAAAATTAGAATCCAGTATAAGTGGTAGTATTAATGATGCTGAAATAGCTGGAGTTGATGGAAAAGAGAAAATGAAGCGTGTAGTTGATGATCTCTACTCCTTAGTTCCAGCTCCGTATAAAATGATATTCACCAGAGATTTTATTGAAAAGTTGGTTCAAAAGGCTTTTGATAAAATTGAAGAATACGCTAAAAAGCAAACTAAAAATATTGAATCTAAAAAATAAAAGAGTATAATGTGTATATAAGTTATTTGTCGTATTTTCTCCTTATAGTCCAGGTTAAGCCCTGGACTTTTTAGTACAATAAAAAAGTCCTAAACAATTGGTTTAAGCTTTTTTATTTTTGTCTAAAATCTAAATGAGGTGATTGTATGAGTGATAAAGAACGCATAGAGCGTTTAGAACGCTTGATAGAGTTATTATTCGAGATGCTAAGAGAAAAGCCCTAGAACGTTTGTTTTAGGGCTTATTTTCTCAGTGGTCAGTGTCTATTACTCCTTATAATTTCTATAGCAATAATCACATTTGCTTGTCCTTGTGACACAGGGCTAGCAATATAGTAGTCTTCGCCTAGAAAATAATCCGTGATAAGTTTTATAAACTCGCTATCGCTCATACTCTTAGGGTATATGTTATTTGTGTCAGTATAGTTTGCATATAGCTTATCTAGAAACTTTTGTTGCCGTTTAGTTGTTTTCATCTATTTATCCCATCCCTTGCTGAAGTCCTTGTCTTTGAACAACTCTGCCAATCCGCTTATCTGCTTCAGCCTCAGAAGCTCATCAGCATCCATACCTATATTTTTCATAATCCATGCATCCGACATTCCACTCTTAACTAAATCAGCAACTATATTAGTCATTAATTCAATCGAATGTGAACCTCTAGCTCTATTATGGCGGATGGTTGAAGCCATTCTATTGGATAAATCTTTATCAATTACAACTACTGGAAGACATCCATTTTCACGTTCGTAAATATCCTTGTGTTCCAGCATTGTTCTATATCTATGGAATCCATCTACAATTTCATATTTATCTTGATCTTTAAGATAATAACACACTATTGGCATAGTATATCCATCTTCAAGAATTGACTTATAAAGAAGCTTCATTTCTGGCACGGCGACATGATTGGGGTTATAAGCATTTGCTTGAATTTTTTCTATTGGTACAGCTTTAACATTGTAAACTGGTGATTTATAATTTTGCATATTTTTCTATAGCTCTCTTTCTTTTCTCTATTTCATTTTTGGTTTGGCTAAAGCCCATATATTTACAATAATAGTCATTTTTAATTATACAAATACACATACGTTTATATGTTGGTAATTCTTTAAAATTGGTTACATTTGTATCATCTAAATAGTCATTAAATGCAATTACTTTTTTATTGGTACTATAATTACTGGTATAGCCTTTATCTATATAATTAATGTTGTCTTTTTGCAATTCTTTAATTGTTTCATCGCTTAAACAACCGCCTTTATCTTTCCAAAACTTAATTGAAGTGTTTAATTTGTTTAAGTAATGTTGCTTTGTTTTTTCATCCAAAGTGTTGAGCAAAAAATAGCAATATTGCTTCCATGTGAAATCTTTAGGTTTAGTTATTTTATTCCATCCCATAGCAATAGTTCCACCATAAATAGCGGTAAAATTAACACCGTTAACTCTACCAATCATCTTTCCCCAGTTATTTGGATCAATAACCTTATAGAGTTTTAAAGTGTTTGATGCGCAATCATTAAATGGACTTGCTACTCTCATTTGGTCAACGCTTAGCCCAGCTTGATAGTACAAATCATATAACTTATTGTATCGCTTAGCAAACTTTCCAAAATATATCCAATCATCTTGAACGTGCCAATCATAAATAGGGTAAGCTTTATTTCCATTAATCCATGATTTGCCTTTATATTTAATAGCATGGTCACTTGCTATTGCCCTAAATCGGTTTAATGATTCATCCGTTCTTATTCCTATTACAACGGCTGTTTTACCGTGTTTTGATTTAAACCAATCACAAAATCTATCTTGAACATCATAATCAAAACCATGGTAATTAAATTGGCAATTATGTTGATTGATAACATAATCATATGTAGGCATTTTCCTAACCCAGATAGCTTTTTTAGATTCTTCCCATGGAATCCAGTATCCAGCTGTCATACTAGTACAACATTGAGCTTTAATCGGTAAACAAAGCCAATATCTTTTAATATTCGGATATCTTTTAAATGTTTCATCCACAAAATCAGTTGTCATTTGGTATTGAGCTTCATAGTCAAGATGATACATTGACAATTTATTTAATAAGCCATTTTCCTTAGCATAATCATAACATAGCTCAAGGCATACACTACTATCTTTTCCACCGCTAAAAGCAACTAGAACATTGTCAAACTCATTAAATAAATAAGCTATACGTTCTAGTGCTAACTGATATACATTTTTATCTAAATAGTTTTTAGCCATTCTTCAACTCCTTTCTTTTCAATTTCTTCTTTAACTTCATCAAGTAATTTAACTTTTTTATTTAAGCACCCACGGATAAGTTTGTCCAATCCACAATTACAATTCATATCATAGTAATTTACATCATATTCTTGACCGATTCTAAATATCCTAGCTTCAGCTTGAATTCGTTGAGAATAGTCAAAAGTATGATCAGCAAATATAATGTTTCGGCAATTTTGCAAATTTAATCCGAATGAACCACAACCATAAGTTATGTACAGTGTTTTAAATTTACCTTCTCTAAATCCCTGGATGATAATATCTCTTTTAGAATCGTTCATTTCACCAATAATCTTATGAGTTTCTTCACTAGGGATACTATCCAGATATTTAACAAATACTATCACTTGTCCATCGATTGAATCTATTGTTTTTCTTATTAGCTCAAGTCTACTTTTTTGAGTGCAGTAATGCTTCTGGAGCAGTGTAACTAAAGAGAAGAATGCCATATCATTATCAAATCCAAGGAAGTTATGTTTAATATTTTCATATTCTTCCAAGTCTTCAATTGAGTAATTTATTTTGTGATAAGTTTTATCCTTGCCAAGATCTAGTTTACTATCAAATATATAGGGCTTTATAAGTGAAACTAGATGTTCAATGTTATATTGTTTTTTAACCTTGTTTTTAAGTCTTCCTTGAAGGTAATATTCGCAATACTGATTTCGGAATTGAGTAATAGACATATTGAGTATTTTTGGGGAGAGAAATTCCATTTGAGGGTATAAATCAAGGATATTTTTTGATAGAGGTGTACCATTTAAGATAAGCTTGTACTTGGCATAGCTTCCAAGCTTAAGTATCCGCTTAGTTCTTTTGGCACTCATGTTCTTAATTTTAAGACTTTCATCCACTACAATGAATGATTTTGATTCAATTACTTTGTTGAAAACTCTTAAGTATTCTTTACTACTTTGTGAAATGGTTTCAACACCTATAATGTCTATTTTTAGCTCAGGATGCCATTTTAGGCGTTCTTGTTCGATTTCTTGTTTAATTGAAAATGGGCAAATCCAAAGAATGTAATTAACTTTATCTTTTTTAGAAGCTATCAAATCAAGTGCAACTTTTGTTTTACCAGTGCCCATTTCCATGAACAAAGCACCGACTTTTAACTTAGATAGTTTCTCAAAGGCAATTTCTTGATTATTCATCTTTTAATTCATCCAATACTGAAACTTCTTTTACTTCCAGTGGAGCTGGTTTATGAGTTTCATAAATATTTTTTGTATGAGGGGCAGTAATATTTTCATTCATTACTCCAAAAGCTTCTTCAAATTCTTCAACATCTATTACTTCTTCAGCTATAATATCTCTTGAATTATATTTACCTTTACCCTGCTTAATTAATTTAAAAGTAAAATCATCATTATAACCAATACTTAAAGCGTTTGAATTGTAGCCAGTTCTTACTAATTTTGAAGGATGCCAGAAACTGAAACCATCGTAATTTGAATTGTGTGGCATCTGGATTAATACTGCTTTCATAGTTTCAGCTTTAATATTTTGTTTGTTAATTTGAATATTTTTCCACATATCGCATCTTCTTTATAAAATTTTAATCCAAATATTTTTATCAACTACCACTTTACAAGGGCAATCAAACAAGTATAAACCAGCACAACGCTCTACGGCTTTAACAATTGTCTTTTCTAAGTAAGTTTCTTCTTTAGTTTCAATTATGATTAATTCTCCATCAGCTAATTTATAATAGCAAATGAGATTTAATAAAAGTTTTCCAAGATTATCGTAATACATTTTTAAATACCTATATAAATTGAAGCGTTGGTATTTTTAAAACAACCAACAATACATCCTTTCGTTTCATCATCCAAATACATATCGTTTAAAAAGCGATACGCTTCTCTAATTTTACCTTCATAAATAAAATCCATGAAATAATCATAAATTTTAATGTTTTCGATTCCTTTTTTCTCTAATAAATTCAAAGTTTCAACAGCCGTGACATGACTTTTAAAAAAAGTTTTATCAGAGTTTGAAGGTAAAGTCATAAATTCTTTAGTTGTCATTTTATTTTCTCCTTTCTACTAAAGTTCTTTAACTACGTGATAAACACCGTTATTATATTGGCATAATAACCATTTTCGAGTATATTCTTTAGTACTATCTAAGCAACAGTGTTGTTCTCCCCAAGAGTAAAAGTTCCAATGGTCGGACAATCTTAATGAGCCTTCAGGTTTAGAATCCCAACCAATATCATCACTATCATAAAACGATGAAGAATAAGGCGATTTGTTAATTTTTTTAAAAGAAGAAAGAATATTAATTATTCCATTATGATTTTCTTCGTTATAAATTCTTTCATAGATACTTAATAATTGTTCATATTTTTTAGACAATTTAGTAATATTTAAAGCTTTTTTGAAATCGTTTTTTATCATTGTTTCTTTAGCTTTTTGTTCTCTTTCATATTTTTGGGTTCTTCTTTTAATAGCTTTTAATAATTCTTCTTTAGTTCTTTTTCCATCTAATTCAATTCTAATATTTAAAGATGATAAATTTTTTCTATGATTAACTTCTTTAACAAATACAGTTTTATCATTTTCTTTTTCCTTATATACCACCACATCTTTGTAATCGGTATAAATAAATCTTCTTCCTTGTTTTTCGCTTTCAGTGAAATTTACTAATAATGTTGTCATTTTGTAACCTCCTTTTGATTACACCGATATTTTAGCTCTTTAAAATGTCAGTGTCAATAACATTTTCAAAATATTTTTAATTTTCTGATAATTAAAATTAAAATAAAAAAGAGCTGACTGCTAACAAAATGTAATATGTTACACATCATAGTGTCAACATTTTGTCAACAATCAGCAAGTTAATAATGAATACATATAATGATAATAGAATATAATATATTAACTGTAACACTTATTATTTCAACACTTAGTTACACTTGAATACTCTTAGTTATTAATCTACTTAAATATAAAAGAAAAGTAAATTTAAGCCTTGGGATAAGTTAATTACTTATTTCGAGGCTGTATTACTGTTAATTTGTCTACCATTTGTCAACATTAAAAATTTTCAAAAACATCAACTGATTTTATACTTTCAGATGCTTTAATATGAGTATAAATATCTAATGTTGTTTGTATAGATGTATGACCTAATCTAGCTTGAACTTCTTTAACAGATACTCCATTCTTTATTAACAGTGTAGCATGAGTATGTCTTAAACAATGAAAGTGAAAATCTATATCCAATTCTCTAGCAACTGACATACTTTGGTGTCTTAAATTAATAACGCTTAATAATGTTAAATTATTTCTTGTACAAATGAATTTAGGAGCTTCCATATCTAATTTATTAGCGTTGTCTATTTGAACCTCTCTCCAGGCTTTTAATTCATTTATAAGCTTATCTCCAACTGCTATATCACGTACTGATCTTGGTGTCTTTGGATAATGTATATGAATTTGATTAAATGCCCATGTTTGAGTTTTACATACATGAATAGTTTTATTTTCAAAATCAATATCATCCCAAGTTAAACCTAATACTTCACCACCTCTCATACCAGTGAACCAACCAATAAGAAATGGTATTCTATAATAAGTTACTTTAGTATCAAATTTTTTTAATATCTTTTCAAATAAATCAGGTGTAACTATTAATGTATTTTTAAATTTTTCTGAATCTGAAGTTTTAATTCTAACTCTAGAGCATGGATTCTCTTTAATAACACACATTTGATATGCATAATTTAAAGCTCCATTTAAGATTCTTCTAACATTTCTAACAGTACTAGTAGCATAACCTTCATCAATTAACTCATTGAACCATTTATTTATTGCAAGTGGTGTTAAAGAAGCTAATCTATAATTACCAAACTGTCTTTTTATCTGTCTAATAACTGAGTTATAAGTTTCTTTAGTAGCTGGTTTATATCTTTTATCAATACAATCTTTATACCAAATATCTAACCAGTCACTAACTGACATCATTGTTTCATTATTAACTGTTCCACAACTGTCATATTCAGCTTTAGCTTTAGTTCCAGCTTCTAAACATTCTTTTTTAGTTCTAAATCCACCTTTTGATTTTCTTTTACGTTTTCCATCAACAGATGCTATTTCAAAACTATACTCCCATGTATTACCTCTCTTACGTGTTGATATTTGTGCCATTTTTTATTAAAACCTCCTTAAAAGTAAGTGTTAGTAAGAGTTGGTAAGTGTTCGGTAAGGGTTAAAGTAAGTGTTTTTTATACAAACTCTTACCTTAAAAAATGATATTTTTAGTCAATTTTTAGCCTTTTTAAGCTAAAAAGTCCGATTTTTGATAAAAAAGGTAAGTGGTAAGAGTTACTATTATATATTTCTTTATTATTTATATTATATATGTATTCATTATAATGATTTCCATAATTTAATAATTTTATAAATAATATATAAAAGAAATTAACTATTAACACTTACCTCTTACCTTTTTCGTAAAAAGTCCGATGAAATCTAGCTTTTTTAAGGTAAGGGTTTATCAAAATAACACTTACCAACCCTTACCAACCCTTACCTAAGCATAAAGCTCATTTAGTAATTGGTTAGTGTTTTTGATTATTTTTAAAACAAACTCTTTTTGTTCCTTAGTTAAATCTTTTTTATTGATACTGACTGTGTGGGCTTTAATCATTTCTTCATATAGATTGTCTAAAACTTTATCTACTTCTATAACAACAACTTGTTTAATTTCAATTGATCTATCTTTACGTACTTTTTTAGGTTTGATAGCTCTTATATTTGACCTTTTTAAAACTTTATCTTTATGAGGATTTATGTTGTCAAAATCCATTAATGAATCTATGGATATGTCGAATATCTCACATAACTTGCAAAGTATCTCTAAGCTTGGTTGAGTGTAACCATTTTCATATCCAGCAATTGCACTTCTGGATACACCGACTAAGTTAGCTAGCTCTGATTGACTATAACCCTTGAGTTTTCTTAGTTCTTGTAATTTTTTGTTGGTTTCCATATTTATCACCACCTTTCAAAACCCAACTAATATTTTTAAAATTGTCACTATTTTTGACAAATGTTATTGACAATGTCATTGTAAATGGTATAATAAAAGCTGTCAAGGGGTTATTGCGAATAACACGTGACAGTTAAAAAAACATATACAAGGAGGCACAATCATGAACACACAAAAGTATATAGTTGACTGCATATCTAACGATAACTATTTTGTTATCAAAAAATTAGATGGAAAAACTTTCGTAAACATTCCTAAAAGATGTAATACTCTTGAAAACATTAAACGTTTTTTAGGTATTTTACATATTGAAAAGATTATTCAATGAAAGGGGGTGAAAAGATGACAAAAGGCGTTAAATTAATGATTTCAAAACGTAAAGAAGCTGGAATAACTCAAGAAAAACTAGCTGATGAATTAGGTATTATCACTAGATCCACAATTGGCTCTATTGAAATTGGACTTATAAAGCCATCAATTAGAAGTGCCAAAGCCATCGCAAACTATTTAGGTTTTGACTGGACTTTATTTTTTGAGGAGGAATAGATTTGTTATTGTACACAGTCAGCGAAGTAGCTGAATTGTTAAAAGTAAATCGTAATTTTGTTTATGATGAAATTAAAAAGGGAAATTTAGAAGCTGTTAAAATAGGCTCAATTAAAATTAGAAAAGATAAATTGGAGGAGTACATAAATGACAAAAGTAGAAATTATTAATGATTTAAAACATTTAATTGATTTATGCAATGAAGGAGTATCACACGAAGTTTTATATACTAATTTTAACGACAAGGAAGAAGTTCAATATTTATATGGATATTCAAATGCTATTAAAACTCATATTACAAATTTAAGTGTGTTAATCGACAAAATAGAGATGGACTAACAATGAAAGTTGAAGTATTAAAGTTTCCATCGCATGTTGACTTGTGGTGGTGTAAAGAATGTTGTTTAAACACTGTTGGAAAATCAACAACAAAAGAACCTACACTTGAATGGCTTGAGAAATTAGTTGAAGCTGAACATAGTCCTATTAGAGAATTGTGGTTTGGAATAAAAATGGAGATTCCATATTGGGTGAGTGTCCATTTTGTAAGGCATCATATAGGTGTGAATCATTATGTCCAAACTCAAAGGGATGATAGAACTAATAATCCTATTCCACGTAGTCAAAAAGGGCAAGGAGAGCTTGTTTCACACATTATGAGTATAAATGCTCAAGAGTTAATGCAAATGGCTCATAAACGGCTTTGTAATCAAGCTAGTAAGGAAACAAGAGAAGTTATGCAACTAATAGTTAAAGAGGTTATTAAAGTTGCACCTTATATGAAAAATGTTTTAGTGCCGTTATGTGCATATAGAAATGGTAAGTGTACTGAAATGTTTTCATGTAAAAAAGAAAAGGAGGTATCTTAAATGATTAAATTGTTGCCACACCAAGCTGAAGTACTTGAAGAATCTAAAGGTTTAACTAAGGTGGCGTACTATTATGATATGGGTCTTGGAAAAACTTACATAGGTGCTGAAAAAGCTGTAAGTCTACACAAAAACATTTTAGTTGTCTGTCAAAAGTCAAAAGTTGATGATTGGATGAATCACTTCAAAGAGAACTATAAAGAACCACTTATATGCACTTTAGATTTAACAGATAATAATGAATTAAATATGTTCTTGCATGTGACTTCATTTAGAATGGTTGGTATTATCAACTATGACCTTATATGGCGTAGACCTGAATTAGCCACTCTAACGGACTTTACACTCATGCTAGATGAATCATCCCTAATTCAAAATGACACATCTAAACGCTCAAAATTTATTCTAAAAAAACTTAATCCTACCAATGTAATTTTATTATCTGGAACACCAGTCGGTGGAAAGTATGAAAATCTATTATCTCAAATTCATTTACTTGGATGGAGTATTTCTAAAGAACTATTTCAAAGGCAATACTGTATATATGATTATACTGAAGATGGATTTCCAAAAATCGTTGGATATAAAAATGTTGAACGATTAAAAAGAAAATTAAGAGAACACGGATGTTTCTTTAAAAGAACGGATGAAGTTATGGACTTACCAGAACAAAGATTTATTACTAAAGCAATTAAAGAAACCAAACTTTATAAAGATTTTATGAAACACTCTTTAGTTGAAGTAGATGGTAAAGAGCTAGTCGGTGATACAACTCTTAATAAGTTATTATATGCAAGACAATTATCGAGTGCATATAATCCTGATAAAATTCAAGCCTTACAAGATTTAATTGAATCCACTCAAGATAGACTTATTATTTTTTACAACTTCGATATCGAGTTAGAAGCTATTAAAAGCGTTATTCCTGAAGATAGACCGATATCCTATATCAATGGCAAGGTTAAGGATAAAACAGCTTATGAGAACGAATCTAACTCAATTACACTGTGCCAATATCAAAGTGGTTCAATGGGGCATAACTTGCAAAAATGCAATAAGATTATCTATTTTAGTCCAACTTTGAGCAGTGAGTTGTATGAACAATCCAAGAAAAGAATCCACAGAATAGGAACTATTGATAAATGTATTTACTATAAGTTGATTAGCGGTATTGAATGGAGTATCTATAACACACTCGATCAACGAAAGAACTACACGGAAGATTTATTTAAGGAGGAAATGAAATAATGGATTGGTTGAATGAGGGGACAAATATATCAGTTATTTGTCGATATATTGCATTTGGTATAATCATCATTATGATAGTTGTTGTAATTATTGGTTTAATTGTTGAATTAAGGAGATAATCGATAGAAAAATGACTGAAACACAAGTAAAGAGATTAAGTGGTAAGAAAATAAAAATAACTTACGAACAGCATACAAAATGGGGAATAAGAGACAAAACTATAGAAGGTATTGTAACACCATCGGAAACGAAAACTTATTCTACAAGGCTTTGTAAAACAAAAGCCACTACTCATTGGGACATGTATATTGATGAAGGAGAAAGGCTGACATTAATAGAATGGAACGAATTGAAAAGAGTGAAGATATTATCAACTTTATAGTAGTATTAGCGAGTTTTATTCCAGATAAAATGTGGGAAAGAGACGATATAGAAATCAAAAATCTAGCAACTGGTAAATCTTACGGAACACTAAAAAACTTTTACAAAACAAGATTTAAAGAATTATTTGATATGGAGGTGGAATATACAGAATGAAAGGTTATCAAACAAATTTGTTAATTTATGATAGTCTAAATAACATTTATAGACCATGTGTTATACTAGCCAACAATTTAAAAGAATTGACCGAAATAATTACAGAAACAAATAAATTATTATTGAAAACTAATTATAAAGGTGAGCTTTTAAGCACTTCAAAAGAATTAAATAAATATAGTTTTAGTACTAGCTCATATAAAACTAAAACTCATGAAGATTTAATGAAACAAGCTAATATACTTGTGGATTATATAAAATCTTATAATTTCGATATTATACCAAGATATATTATAAATACTAATCAAGTACTTGAATATTTTAAGAAAAAGGATGAATCTAATTAATGACTCAAGAAAAACAATTTGAAAACAAAGTAAAAAACTACTTGGAATCCATAGGTTGTTATAACTTTGGAACTCCAAAAGAACAGCTCAAAGAACCGATAACAGGATATTGGGAGAAACGTTGGGGAGGTGGGCAGTTTGCAAAGTCTGGATTACCAGATATGCATATAGTGCTACACGGAACATCTATTGAAGCTGAACTCAAAGCACCTAATGGGAAACCATCTTTGTTACAACTTAAGAATTTAGATTTGATCACTAAATCATCCATTGGATTTATACTAGTTGAAAAATATGACACTAAACTAAAGTTAACCAATTGGATTAAAAACACTTATCCTGAATATAAACACATACCAGTTTGGGATTTTGAACAATTTAAAAGTTTGTGTGAAAAACTATTGACACTTTGAGTAACATTTATTATAATGAATTTACAAAAGTTGACATTAATTGATATTAATTGATACTAGAAAGGAGGAAATATGAATATCAAATCAAAAGGAAGTGGCTATACTTAAATATGCAATTCTCATATTCAAGAGTAGAATGCTACTCCAACTGCAATTATCAATATAAGTTAAGGTACATTGATAAGCTAAAAACTTATGATGATTATGATCCACTTTCACCTTTAACATTAGGAACAGCACTTCATAAAGGCATTGAAACTACCGTCAAGGAAGCAATTCAAGGATATTACAATTCTTATCCAATCATTACTGATAAGCATATCGAAGAAGCTATTAAGCTTGAATATTTAATTCCAAAAGTTAAAACAATTCTTGAACAATATTACCCAAACGGAAAACATGAAGTAAAAATTCAAACCAAAACATTTATTGGATATATCGATTATTTATATCCAGTAGGTGATGGAACATATGGAATAATTGATTTTAAGTACTCAAATTCAGTTGACAGATACATGGTGTCAAAACAATTACATGTTTATAAATACTATTCTGAAAAAGTTCTTGGAATTAAAGTTTCAAAACTTGGATTTATCTTTATTCCAAAAATTGCACCTAGACAAAAACTAAATGAAACCTTGATTCAATTCAGAAAGCGTATTATTGAAATGCTTAATTCAACTGAAATTCTAGTCAAAGAAGTTCCTTATGATGAAGAAAAATTGCAATCATATCTTAACTTAACAAATCAAATTACAAATTCTAAAGAATACCCCAAAAACAAAACAAGACTATGTGATTGGTGTGAATTTAAAGAATATTGTATAAATGGAGATTCATTAAACATAAAGGAGGAAAAAAATATGAATTTACCAAGTACGAGTAGAGTTGCTATTGCTCAAAGCAACTTTGTCAAAATATGGATCTATGGAGCGCCATTTAGTGGTAAGACTACATTAGCTGATAAGTCTGATACACCACTTAACTTAAATAGTGATGGAAATGTTAAATATGTCACTATGCCACGTTTAGCAATTAAAGATGAAGTAACCACCACAGGAAGAATTACAAAGCGTAAATACGCTTGGGAAGTTTTTACAGAAGCTATTACAGAACTAGAAAAAGGTTCGGAATTTAAAACTATCGTAGTTGATTTATTAGAAGATGAGTACGACTATTGCCGTGTATATATGTGTGATAAAAATGGTTGGACACATGAAAGTGATGATTCATTTAGAGCATATGATATAGTTCGTTCTGAATTTTTGAGAAATATTAAAAGATTACTTAACTTACCTTATAACATTATATTGTTATCACATGAAGACACTTCCAGAGATATCATGTCCAAGGATAAAAAGATCACTGCTATTACTCCTAATTTACAAGAAAAATTAAGAAATAAAATCGCTGGTATGGTCGATTTAGTCGCTAGACTAGTTGTTGAAAGCGATGGAACAAGAAAATTAACATTCAAACAAAATGAAGTAGTGTTTGGTGGCGGTCGTTTACAAGGTCTTAAAACTACTGAATGTCCATTAAGTTGGGAAGCATTAATGGGAGTTTATAAAGAAGCTTTAAATGCTCAAAAACCTAACACAGCTCACATGAATAAGGTTGAAGAGTTTAGAAAAGCTCATACTGAACAGTTTAAGGAAGAGATTACTCAACCAAGTAAAATAACCATGAGTACAGCTTATGGAGTGGTGGGTAATCCTGAACCAAAAGTTGAAGAAGTTCAAGCTCATTCCGAAGATACATCCGTTGGAATAGTTACTCCAGTAGAAGATGTTTCAGCACGTAGAACACGTAAATCTAGAACTGAAACAGCAGTTGTTGAAGCTGAACCTGTTGAAGTTCAAGAACAAAGTAGTGAAGCAGCTACACCAGTTGAAGCTGAAGCCAAAGAAACTCCAGTCAGAAGAGTTAGAAGAGTTAGAGGTGCTTAAAATGAAAGAAAAAAATGAATTGGCTTTATTTGAAAGTAAAGCGTTAGTATTTATGCAAGATCTATCTAATTTAAAAAAAGAACAAGATAGATTATCCAATTTAGAAAAAACAGCTAGAGAGAACTTACAAAAAGTTATGAGTGATTATGGTATTACTCAATTTAAGAATGAATACGTAACAATTTCAGTTGTTAAAGGTTCAACAACAGTGAGTGTTGATTTAAGAGCATTTGCGGAAAGTGAACCTGAATTATATGCCGATCTTTTAAAAGATTATCCAAAAGAAACTGTCAAAAAAGACAGTGTAAGAATTTTAGTTAAATAATAAAGGAGAAATAAAAATGGAACAAAACAAAGCTATATTCGAAAAATGGAACAAAACAATTGATTTAGATGGATTGAAAGAAGATATAAAAGAAGCATCTAATAACCCAGGCGGTAACTATGTTAAAGTACCAGTTAATGACACATATGAAGTTAAATTAACAAAAGCTGAAGTTAAAGCAACTAAAAATGGTGATCCAATGGCTACATTGTGGTTCAAAGTTCAAGAAGGTAAATATAAATGGCAACTTATATTTATGAACCAAGTTATAACTCAAGGATTCCAAATCAAAATAATGAACAAGTTCTTAGAATCGCTTGATACTGGGGTTGAAATCAAATTTGAAGATTATGCTCAATATAATGGTATGTTAATGGATATTGCTGAAGCTTGTGAAGAACAAAAGTTGTCATACGCATTAAACTATGGCGTTAACAGAAAAGGTTATATTACATACGAAATTGAAGAAATTTTCGAGGACTAATTTATGGCACTAGAAGAAAGGTTATTGAAAAATATCTTTGGTGAAAAGAGTTCAACTAAGAGAACCTTCAAAGATGAAAAAAAGCAAAAGGTTTATGAATATTACTGCATGACAGTTCCAGGATATGAATCGATCTGGAATATGATGGATGTAATTCCTAAAGAATATAGAGAATTTTATGAAACAGATTTTAATAACGTTCAATCAAATTTACTTAAGGCTTACAATAGATATGGTTTATTGGAAATATACGCTAAAAGAATCTTAAGACTTAAAGAATTAAATATGCCAAAGGTTATTGAAGAGTGTGAATACAGAATGTTCTTTGAAAAAGTAATTAAACTATTTGATTTTAAATTGACTAAAGATGAAATCGAAGAAATCCATAAACCCATTCCTCAAGAAGAATCTAAGGAGATTATTGAAAAAGAAAACAAATGATTAAACTATAAGGGTTAGGGTGTTAACTCTAACCCTTATTTATCAAAAATACAAACACAAGGAGTTTTTATCTTATGAATTTAAAAATTGAATATGTAAATATCAATGATTTAAAGAAATACCATAAAAATGCAAAAAAGCATCCTAAAGAACAAGTTAAAAGAATAGCAAACAGCATAAAAGAATTTGGGATGTGCGACCCAATAGGAGTTTGGGGAGAAGATAACTTAATAATTGAAGGTCATGGAAGATTAATGGCTTTAAAGAAATTGGGTTATAAAGAAGCCCCAATAATCAGATTGGATCATCTGAGTGAAGAACAAAGGAAAGCCTACACACTAGCTCACAATAAAAGTGCTGAGAGTGAATGGGACTTTGAAATATTAGCTGAAGAATTAAATTCTATTGTTGATATAGATATGATGGATTTTGGATTCGATTTGTCAATTGATGAAGAAGAACCAAAAGTGATAGAAGATGAAGTACCTGAAGTTCCAGAAGAACCCAAAGCTAAATACGGTGATATATACCAGCTAGGAAACCACCGTTTGATGTGTGGAGACGCAACTATATCAGATGATGTCGAAAAATTAATGAATGATGACAAAGCCGATTTATTGCTAACTGATCCTCCATACAACGTTGATTATGAGGGTAAAACTAAAGATTCACTTAAAATAAAAAACGATAGTATGGAAGATAGTCAATTCAAGCGATTTTTAACAGATGCATTTAGTAATGCTAATGACGTTATGAAAAATGGAGCATCATTTTATATATGGCACGCTGATAGTGAGGGTTATAACTTTAGAAGTGCTTGTAAAGAAGTTGATTGGAAAGTTAGACAATGTTTAATATGGAATAAAAATGTAATGGTTATGGGTAGACAAGATTATCAGTGGAAACACGAGCCTTGCTTATACGGTTGGAAAGATGGTGCTAGTCATAGCTGGTATAGTGATAGAAAGCAAACAACTGTATTAGAGTTTAATAAACCAAGTAAAAGTGAATTGCATCCAACTATGAAACCTTTAGATTTATTCGCATATCAAATGAAAAATAGTACTGAAAAAGGTGATATAGTATTAGATTTATTCGGAGGTAGCGGTACAACTCTAATGGTAAGTGAACAATTAAACCGTAACGCTAGAATAATGGAATTAGATCCAAGATACGTTGATACTATAATAAATCGTTGGGAGAATATGACGGGAAGTAAAGGTGTATTACTCAATGGGTAATAACAGAAAGGGGGATAAAACATTATGATATTTTATGATTTTGAAGTATTCGAGTATGACTGGTTAGTTGTACTCAAAAATCCAGAAACAAGAACTACAACTAAAATTCATAATGATAATGAAGCTTTACTTAAATATTACAATGAAAACAAAAACGATATATGGTGTGGTTATAACTCTAGAGGTTATGACCAATTCATATTAAAATCAATTCTTTGTGGCTTTAACCCTAAGAAAATGAATGATTGGATAATCGTAAAAGGAAAATCTGGATGGCAGTTTAATTCGATGATGAGAGAGTTCCCAGTATTAAACTATGATGTAATGACTACAATGCATAGTTTAAAACAACTTGAAGGTTATATGGGCAATAATATCCATGAAACCTCAGTTCCATTCGATATTAAAAGACCGCTTACGCCTAAAGAAGTTAAAGAAACATTCGGTTATTGTGAAGATGATGTTGATAACTTAATAGAGGTATTTATTGAGCGTATAAACGATTTTAATAGCGCTATGGACTTAATTAAAACCTTTAATCTAAACATATCCAACATATCCAAAACAAAGGCTCAAATGAGTGCTTTAATCCTAGAATGTGAACCACAACAAAGAAATGATGAATGGGATATATCAATAGTTCCAACGCTTAGATTATCTAAGTATTCGTATGTTGAAGATTGGTTCATGCAGAACAAAGGGGATTACACAAAGAATCTTGAAATAGAAGTAGCTGGAGTTCCACATGTATTTGGTTGGGGTGGCTTACACGGTGCAAAAGAAAAATATCATGGTAAAGGTTTAATAATCCACGTTGATGTTATTTCTTACTATCCAAGTTTAATGATTAAATACAACTTATTAACTAGAAATTGTAAGCATCCTGAAAAGTTTAAAGAAATCTATGATAAGCGTGTTCAACTTAAAAAAGAAGGTAAAAAGAAAGAACAAGCCCCATATAAGATCGTCTTAAATGGTACTTATGGAATCTGTAAAGATAAATATAATCCAGCGTATGACCCTAGACAAGCCAATAACGTTTGTATTAATGGTCAGCTTCTATTACTTGATTTAATTGAAAAATTAGAGGTTATAGATGGATTTGAATTAATACAATCCAACACTGATGGTTTAATCCTTAGAATTCCTGATACGGATTATGCATTTAACCAAGTTGATGATATTTGCTATGAGTGGGAAAGTAGAACTGGTATGGGATTAGGATTTGATTATATTAAAGAAATCTATCAAAAAGATGTAAACAATTATATATTCATAGATACTGATAACAAGCTAGAGCGTAAAGGTGCTTATGTTAAAGAAGCATCCAGGTTAGACAATGACTTACCAATATTAAACACAGCTTTAGTTAATTATATGGCTTATAATATCCCAGTAGAAAAAACTATTAATGAATGTACTAATTTAATCCAGTTCCAAAAAATAGTTAGGGTATCTAGTAAATATAAAGTAGGTGGGATTGGGTATACAGACGATAGACCAACTAAGTTTTTATCTGATAGAACATTTAGAGTATTTGCTTCTATTGATCCGACTGATGGGTATATTGGCAAGATGAAAGAAAACAGTGCTACACTAGAGAAGTTTGCTAATACCCCTCAGCAAATGTTTATCTTAAATGGAGATATCAAGGATACTAAAATCCCAAATAAATTAGATAAACAATATTACATAGATTTAGCCAAGAAAAGACTTAATGATTTTGGAGTAATAATATGATGAACTTAAAAGAATTCTACCGTGGATTTATTATCACCAAAGATAAAAAATCCACTATGAAGTTTAAAAATAAAGACTTATTAACTTATGATCAAGTTAAAGACTTACCAGAATACGCTGGAGTTCTCAATGATAACACTGTATTAGTTGATATAGATGATAAATATGGCAAGATTAGAGGTAGAAAGATATCAGATGTATTACTTGATATAGTTGAAGATTTACAGCTTAACTGTCGTATCCATGAATCAAGAGGTGGTATACATTTATTATTTAAAAATAATGAAGTACATAAAAAATGTATTACTGATAAAACGCTAGCTTGTGGAATACCTAGTGATATCAAAGTTGGTACAAGCTCATATGAAGTGCTTAAAATCGATAATAAGGAGCGTTTTGTCTTGTGGGATAAAGACCCCCAAGCCGAGTATGATACGTGTCCTAAGTGGCTTAGTTATGTTTCAAACAATGACTTTATAAATCTCAATGAAGGAGATGGAAGAAACCAAAAACTATTTAACTATATTCTTACATTACAATCAAATGGATTTACTAAAGAAGAAGCTAGAGAGTGTATAAGGATCATTAATAAATATATTTTGGAAAAACCATTGAGTGATTCGGAGCTAGACACAATACTTAGGGATGGTGCTTTTGAGAAACCAATATTTTTTGATAAAACAACGTTTTTGTTTGACCGATTCGCACGCTACTTACAAAGTGAGAAGCATATTTACAAAGTAAATGGTGCGTTACACATCTATAAAGATGGATATTATCAATATGGATATGAGGAAATTCAAAAAGCCATGATTGAATTAATTCCTAATTTAAAAGATACTCAAAGAAAAGAAGTGCTTAAATACCTAGAACTTATAGCTCCAGTTAAAGAGGTAGCCAATGCTAACTATATAGCTTTTAACAACGGCATTTATAATCTAGTTACTGATACTTTAGAATCTTACACTCCTGATATAGTAATTACTAACAAAATCCCTCATGACTATAATCCGAATGCATATAGTGAACTAGCTGATAAGACTTTAAATAAGATAGCTTGCCAAGATAAACAAGTTAGAGCATTATTTGAGGAATATATCGGTTATAACTTTTATAGAAGAAATGAATTAGGTAAAGCCTTTATATTTACTGGAGATAAATCCAACGGTAAATCTACATTCTTAAATGTAATGAATGTTATATTAGGCTATGAAAACACTTCGGCGCTTGATATATCAGAGCTTAGAGATAGATTTAACACTGCTATGTTATGTGGCAAGTTAGCCAATATTGGTGATGATATCGGAGATGAATTCTTATCTGGTAATGCAGTGGCTATATTTAAAAAATTAGTTACTGGAGATAGGGTTAAAGCTGAGCGTAAAGGGTTAGATCCATTCGAGTTTAATCCTTATACTAAATTTACTTTTAGTGCTAATGAAATACCTAAGATGCGTGATAAGACTGGAGCAGTTATTAGAAGACTTGTAATAATCCCTTGTGATGCCAAGTTTACCAAGGATGACCCAGATTATAGACCATTTATTAAGTATGAATTACTTGAAGAACCTTGTTTGGAGTATTTCATTAAAATTGGTATTGAGGGACTAAAGAGAGTTCTTGAACATAACGCTTTTACTGAATCAAATAAATGTGTTGAACAGTTAAAAGATTATGAAATAGAGAATGATAACTTCTTACAATTTATTAATGGTTTAGATGTTGAAGATTTTGAAAACAAAACATCTCAAGAGGTGTATTTGAGATACACTAGCTCACTTACTGGTAGCCAATCAGCGCTCAATAAGTACAGCTTCAGTAAGAGGTTATGCAAGGTGTTTGAACTGAAAACTACACAACGAAAAATTGATGGAAAGGTATACAGTGTGTTTGTGAAATGAATTTATTAGAATATTATATCGAAGAAATATATAGTGAAAACTACCTTACCCATAAAGGTATGGAAGTGGTTAAAGTTAAATGGAAATATGATTGTTATGGAATTATTCAAATTAGTGAAGATGTATTTTTTAAACAAGAATGGGATGAAGCTAAAAAGAGAGGATATATTATGCTATGAAATACTTAGTTATTATTGCAACAATATTCCAAGCAATAGAAATTTTATTTAATCTATGGATTATTATTAGACATGATCGTTTTGATGATGATGCAGTTGGTGTTAGTGGATTATCACTTTTGCCATCTATATTTTTTGAAATAGTATTTATAATTTTATGGTGTAATTTATAACAAAATATAACACTTTTAGCGGTAAGGGTTAGTGCTTATAAACCCTTACCAACCCTTACCTTAACCCTTACCTCTTACCTCAAAAATCTTAAAAAGGTAAGTGTTGGGTAAGTGTTGGTAAGTGTTAAATCAATGAACCCTTACCGCAAAAAATGCGATTATAACTGGTTTTTTTGGCAAAAAAGTAAGGGTTGGAGTTAAGAGGCGATTTTCTTTTATATTTATATATTTTTAATGAAAAAATAGTAAAAATTAGTAAAAAATATATAAAATAATAAATAATAATAAATATATAATATAGCAACTCCAACCCTTACCTTTTCAAATTTGGGAGGATTAATAATGACTGAGAAAGAGTTGAAAAGATTGTTGGATGATGCACTCACTTATGATGTGTATTCTTATTCACTTAAAAAATTAAACGATGATATTAATTTGAATGACTTAACTGAACGTGTGATGCAATTAAGAATCAACATACACAAGATTGATGATAAAAGCGCTAGAATGTGCATGATGCTAAGATATATCAATGGCTTTAGTTTTAAAGAAATATCTAAGAAAATGAAAGTATCACGCCAGTGGATACATGCATTACATATCAAAGGTTTAAAAGAATTATTGAATATTTACAATCAAGGCTAGAACTAGTTTCTAGTCTTTTTTGTTTACAAAAGTTGATATTTGTTGATATTGTATATTTTTTATTAAAAGTATATAATTAGCTCGTAAGGGTGTTTTAGTAAGTTTTTCACCCTTGCTGTATCTCCTTTCTATCTGGAAGACTGATGTTCGCTAACCTCCTTCATTGGTCTTCCATTCTTTAGTAAGTAAAAAGTAAGTTAGAGGTGACTAACAAAAATGAAAATAGAAAATATCGATATAAATTTGTTAACCCCATACAAAAACAATGCTAAAAAGCATCCAAAGAAACAAATTGAACAAATAATGAACTCAATTAGGGAATTTGGAATGAATGATCCAATAGGCATATGGGGGAAAGACAATATAATCGTTGAGGGACACGGTAGATATCTAGCTTGTAAAAAGTTAGGCATGACTGAAGTCCCTTGCATCCGCTTGGATAATCTCACCGATGAACAAAGAAAAGCATATACTTTAGCTCATAACAAAGTAGCCGAATCCGAGTTTGACTGGGATATGATAGAACTAGAATTGGAAGATATCAACCTGGATATGGAACAATTCGGATTTGAATTTGTGGATGAGGAAGAAGAACACAAAGAAGAACAAGCTAAGACTCAAAAACGAGTCGCAAATATTTTAAACTTAGAAATAGCTCAATACCATGGGGTGGGTAAATATGATATACCAGAGCTAGAACCAATCTATAACATACCTGAAATAACCGAGTGGATCGGATTTAATTGTGTATTATCTGATAAAACACCAAATAAAAACAAGGGTGTGCATTTCTTTATTGATGATTATCAATTCATTAGAATTTGGAATAATCCAGATGCATATGTAAAGAAACTATCTGAATATGGGGCAGTGATTGCACCAGATTTTAGTCCTTATGGTGATATGCCACTAGCAACGCAAATATTTAATCATTATCGTAAACATTGGGTGGCTAAGTATCTTCAAGAACGTGGAGTAAATATAATCCCATGCATAAGAGCTTCAACGGATGAACGTTCACTTGAATTTTACCTTGAAGGTGAACCTAAAGGTGGAATAGTTGCTATATCGAGTATGTGGACTAATTCACAAGAATTAAAAGAGTATTTCAAGCGTGAATATAACACAATGATTGAAACTTTAAAGCCTAGCAAAATACTTGTTTATGGAAGCAAAGTAGATGGCTTAAAAGGCAACATAGAATATATAGAAAGTTTTACAAGTAAGAGGTGGAACAATGGCTAAAAGTTCAAGAGGTGGAAGAAGAGGCGGAGTTGCACCGAATCCAGGTAAAGGAGCTTCAATAGCCCAATCTAATACACCAGCTAAACAAACTGGAAATTTAAACACAACTCAAACTAGATCATATCAAAATATGGATGACAATGATGCAAGTGCAATCATAAGTGCTAACGCTGATTCATATCAAGATCCTGACTTTGTATCAGCTCAAAAAATGTATATATCCGATGCAATCGATAGTCAAGGTTATTCTTATTCCCAATCAATGAATTATAAACTAGATAATGGTTTACCTTTAAATGCAACTGAAAAATGGATTAATAATAATTTACAAAATGGTATGCATGACTTAGGTAAAGACACTAACTTAGTAAGATATTGCCATGATGATATTTTACAAAAGTGCGGTATAAGTGATTATTCAAAATTGAGTGATTCACAATTGCAATCTAAGTTAATTGGCACTGAGTTAAAGACAACAGCTTATATGAGTACGTCATATAACGCTAAGAAATCACCATTTGCACCAGGGCAACCTTTAGGTGGTGGTAGAGAAGTTGTAATGAATATTAAGGCATCAAGTACTAGTAAAGTTATATTTGGGGCTAAAGCCCAAAGCGAAATTGTAATGAATAAGGGGACTAATTTAAGAATTATAGGCATTCATTATGATGGGTCATATGCGACACCTAGAAATAAAGGTTCAAGACCAAGAATCGTTCTAGATGTTGAAACATTTTAAAGAGGTGATAAAATATGAATACAAAAGCTAAAACAAAAACAAGCCCTAAAGATTATGATAGATGGAACGGTAATACTGGAATAAAAGTTGTAAAAAAGCCTAACACTAAGAAAGTGAAGCGTGGTAAGTAATGGCTAAATCATCACGTGGGGGAAAGAGGACTGGTGGGGTATCAGCACCAAATGTTAATGCAGCTACACAAAAATCCAATTCTCAAGCACAACAACCTCAAGTTGATACAACTCAACAAGCTCAAGCTTTTAGTGCTAATTATGATAATTTTATGAAAATGACAGATGATCAAAAGGCTACTGCAATATCAAATTTAGCTTCTCAAGATGTACCAGCATTTTTAGCGGATAATGATTTTCAAAAATTCACGTATAATTTAGGGCTAAACGATAAGCCTCAATTGGTCGATGATAATGTGCTTGATACAATGAATGGAACTGAACTATTTAGAACAGTCAACTCAGTTAACGATACTCGAAATAGAATGAGGTGGGATGCCGACACAATTGCATCACAAGTCCAGCGTGGTTCAGTTACCAGAGTATCTGATAGCGGTGGTTCGGCTTATGGTAGGGGTATTTATTTTGCTAATGATTATGCTGAATCAAGTTATTATGGAAATACTAAAGGTAATATTAAAAGAACCGCAGTCATTAGAGCTAAATTAAATTCTAATGCTAAAGTGATTAGTTATAGAAGTGCTGTTAATGGTGTTTCTCGTGAAATTAGTAGTGGTTCAAAGTTAGGTAAAGCATTATCTAAATGTGATAGAGCTTCACAAGCTAGTATTTATGCTATGGCTAAAGGATACAATGTAATTGACGCTGGAAATAGTTATTTTAATATTTTAAGTAGAAATGCTATTACAATGAGTAAAACAATTAAAGCTGGAAGTAATAAATGGTAGGAGGATAAGAAACGATGACTGACAAAGAATTAGACAAATTATTTGAAAAAATGAATAGAGAAACTGCTAACAAGATGAATGGGACAAGACCTAGACCAACTAATACTAAAAAGACAGTCAAAAAACCTAATAAAAGAAAGTAGGTGATATTATGGTTACTAAACCAAGTAGAGGAAACCCACCTGAGAATTTTGGAAATACCTTTACTGCTGAAGAAAGAAAAGCCAATTCATCTAAAGGTGGTATAAAATCAGGGGAAGTTAAGAGAGCCAAAAAACGTACTAAGGAAATACTTGAAATATTCTTAGCAATGCCCTTAGACAAGCGTAAAGAAGCTGATATCGAAGAAATAAAATCATTTAAAGGTTTAAAAGGTAAGAATATAACAGTCAATGAAGCAATTCAATTAAGACAAGTCCAAAGAGCTTTAAATGGTGATCTATCGAGTGCAATGTATATCCGTGATTCTATTGGTGATAAACCAAGCGAAAATGTAAATGTAAATGCTGAAGTAAAAAATCCTTTAAAAGACTTAACTACTGAGGAATTAAGGGAACTTATTAATAATGGGGATTCCAAGTGAAGTAATCTACCAAGCTAAATTAGAATTAGCACGTAGAGATTTCTGGGATTTTTGTAAATTAACCGCTTCAGACTTTTACAAAGAATCAAGACCATTCTTAAAAGATATGTGCCATCAGCTTCAAAATTTCTATGAATCAGATGAAAAGATCCTGGTAATTAACTTACCACCAAGACATGGCAAGTCTAGAACTGCTACACAATTCGTAAAATGGTTGTTTGGTCAGTCAATTCACAATAAAGTTATGACTGGATCATACAATGAAACACTGTCAATGACATTTGCTAAACAAGTCCGTGATGCAATTCTTGAAGAAAAAACGCAAGGTATATTATCTTATTCTGATATATTCCCTAATACAAAAGTTAAACGTGGTGAATCAAGCGCTAATAAATGGGCTTTGGAAGGTTCACAACAAACAAATTACTTAGCAACTTCTCCAAATGGTACTGCAACTGGGTTTGGTTGTAACATTATGATTATAGATGACTTAATTAAGTCAAGTGAAGAAGCATTCAACGAAAACACGCTGAATAAGCATATAAGCTGGTTTACGGATACAATGCTATCACGTACTGAAAGTGGCTTTAAATTAATTATAATTATGACTAGGTGGGCTAAGAAAGATTTAGCTGGATATATATTAGATAATTATCCTTGCCGACATATTAACTATAAAGCACTTCAAGAAGATGGTTCAATGCTATGCGATGAAATTTTAAACAAAGAAGATTTCTTATTTAAAACTAAGTCCATGAGTAAAGAGATAGTTGAAGCTAACTATCAACAAGAGCCAATCGATATTAAAGGTCGTTTATACACTCAATTTAAAACTTATACTGAGTTGCCAAAGAATTATAAATATATTCTTAATTACACTGATACTGCCGATACTGGAGAAGACTATTTATGCTCAATAGATTATTTAGTTGTAGGTGAAGATTATTACATAATTGATATAGTTTGTACTAAAGAGCCTATGGAAGTAACTGAACCAATGGTGGCAAAAATGCTAACTAAAGATAAAGTTGGTACTGCAATCATAGAATCTAATAATGGTGGTCGAAGTTTTGCAAGAAATGTAAAAACTGAATGCAAAAAATTAGACAACAATCATACAAATATTCAATGGTTTCATCAAAGCGAAAATAAGCAAGCTAGAATATTTTCAAACAGTGCCTCAGTTATGGCTCACGTATTTTATCCTCATAACTGGATTGACAAATATCCAGAATTTGCGGATATGATGATAAGGTATCAAAAAGAAGGTAAAAACGCACATGATGACTGTCCAGATGCCGTTACAGGTGTTTATGAACACAACCAACCAATAGGGCAATGGTTATATTAAAAATGAGGTAAAAGATGCTACAAATAGAAGAAATTAAAACACTAATTGAAAATGATAAAACTTCAATGAACAAAACTAAAGCCAAAAAAGGTGATGAATATTATCGTGGAATTCATGATATTAAAAATTATCGAATGTTTTACTATGATACAGATGGCAACTTAGTTGAAGACAAATATAGAAGTAATATCAAAATATCACATCCTTTTTTCACTGAATTGGTTGACCAATGTGTTCAATACATGTTTAGTGGTGAAAAGATTGTCAAATCTAATATTCCAGAGCTTCAAGATGAGTTAGATAAATATTTTGGTGCTGAATTTATTAATGAATTAGTCAACACTGGAACTGATTGTAAATCACGTGGATTTGGTTATATGTACGCTTATAAATCGGCTGAAGGTATAACTAAGTTTTTACACGCTGATTCTTTAAACGTTGTTGAAGTCAGAAAGACTGAAAGTGATGATAATTGTGAATATGTTATCTATTACTATGTTGAACGTATTGGAAAGAATCACAATCTTATAACCAAAATCCAGGTATGGGATAAAGAATATGTTAGTTATTTTGTCCAAGACGGAGATGGCAAACTCACTATTGATGGATCGGTTGAATTAAATCCTAGACCTCATATTGTTTATGAGACAAAAAGTAAGGAATTCGGTGCTTCTTTAGGTTACATTCCATTCTTCAAACTAAAAAATAATAAGTTTGAAGTTTCAGATTTAGACCCAATTAAACCATTAATTGATGACTATGATTTAATGGCATGTGGATTATCTAACAATATTCAAGACTTTGACTTTCCTATTTATGCAGTAAGTGGATTCCAAGGTGACAACCTGGATGAATTGCAAATGAATATTAAAACTAAAAAGACTCTCGGAGTTGGTGAAGGTGGAAATGTAGACATTAAAACAGTTGATATTCCATATCAAGCAAGAGTTGCAAAACTTGAACTTGATGAAAAAAACATTTATAGATTTGGTATGGGTTTTAATAGTTGCCAATTAGGTGATGGAAATATCACTAATGTTGTAATTAAATCAAGATATGCTTTGTTGGATCTAAAATGTAATAAGTTTGAAAAGCAATTAAGAGCTTTTTTATCAAAAATAGTACAAGTTGTACTTGATGAAATTAACTCAACTGGTAATGAAACTGCATATTCATTAAAGGATGTCTACTTTGAATTTGAGCGTGAAGTTATGACAAATGCTTCTGATAATGCTAACATTGAAAAAGTTGAAGCTGATACTAAAGCGGTTGAAATTAATACATTACTTAATCTCGCTCAAGTAATCGATAAGGAAACTATTTTACAAAAGATCTGTAAGGTACTTGATATTGATTATGAAGAAATCAAAGATAAACTACCTAAAAGTGAAGCTGAATTAAATCAAGAAGTGCAAAAGTTATTGGCTGGTGAATAACCATGAACAAATACCAAAAAAGAGTTCAATTCCAAGTTTTAAAAAATGAAGCTGAAGTTATTAAAGAAATAACTAAGACTTATGAAAAAGCACTCCAAGATATAATGGTTAAAATAGCTGATTTACAAGCTCGTACAGACACGCAAAACTTACAAAGTATAATTTATCAGGTAGAATATCAAAAAGCCCTAAAAAAACAAATAGAAACTATTCTAGACCAATTGCACACCCAAAACTTTCAAACTATCAGTGAATACTTAACTAAATGTTATGAAGAGTCTTGGGTTGGTACTTTATACGATTTACAAAATCAAGGTATACCTTTAATATTCCCAATAGATCAAGAGCAAGTGGTAAAAGCTATTCAATTGAATACTAAGTTATCAAAGAACTTATATGATAGTTTAGGTATTGAAATTAAAGATTTAAAGCGTATAATTAGGAGTGAGATATCACGTGGAATAAGTCAAGCTTATTCATACGAACAAATAGCAAGCCTAATTAAAAATGCTAGCCAAAATACTTACAACAATTCTATCAGAATAGCAAGAACTGAAGGACATCGAATTTCCCAAGAATCAACTTACAATGCACAAGCCGAAGCTAAGAAAAAAGGTGCTAATATTGTTAAAGAATGGGATTCAACGCTTGATGGAAAAACTAGACCAAATCATAGATTCTTAGATGGTCAAATAGTTGATATTGATAAACCATTTAAAAATGCTGATGGTGATGAAGCTATGTATCCTGGTGGCTTTGGAATTCCAAGTGAAGATATTAACTGCCGTTGTGTAGTCTTGCAAAGAGCAAAATGGAATCTTGGTAAATCATTTACCAAAATGAATGGTGAAGATAACGAACTTATGGAATTTAAAAACAAAGAAGATTATGAAGAATTTAAAAAAGAATTTTGGAGGATAACAAATGATAAAAGCTGAATTTAATGAATCAATTAACGATTTAACTACTGAAAACCTCTACCAATGGGACTCTTATCAAACACTTGTAATAAGTGGTATTGATTTTGCATCTATTACTCCAAAAGTACATTTTTGTAATAAGAAATCACTTGAAGCCTTAGCGGTTCAAGGTGTACTTAAAGATGATGGAACTTGTGAAGTATCAATTCCTAATACACTTCTAGGTGAAAAATATGACATTTTAGCTTATATCTATACAAATAGTGGATTGACATATAAAACAATCAAATCTATTACAATTCCAATCATTCCTAGATTAAAACCAACCAATTACACTCAACCAAGCAATGAAGAAATAGCTGAAATTGAAGAAATAGAACTTCAAGCTAAAGCTATATTAAATGGGCTTTATATCAGTGAATATGACTCCACAAAAGCATATAAAAGACCAAATATTGTATATTATAACTATTCTTCTTATATGTGTACTAGTAGCACTGAAATAACTGGAGTATTACCAAGTGACACTACTAAATGGCAATTAATGGCGGAAGGTGCTATTGTTACTGGATTAAGTAAAGACCAGAATGGAAATTTAGTTTTTATATTTAACAATAATACAAGTTTTACAGTTCAAATCGCTGTTACTGAAACAAGCGCAGTTGGATCTGATGAAATTCCAGCTTTAGACTTAACTGCTGATGAAATTAGTAATATTAGAAATACTGGCAAAAAAATAACTGGACAATTTAATTCAGAAACAGACCCTACCAGTTATTCAGTAACTCTTCCTAACCCTGGTTTATATTATTATTACCAAATTAGTAGTGCTGGCGCATCTGGAGAATCTAATAGTGGAATATTTACAATAAATAATTTAGATTCTGGTACTGGAGCATATGTGCCAAATTTTTATAATACTACAACCCATAAATTAACTTTTTCAGTAACTAATATTGATGAAACCATCATAGTTGTGTTGCTAGTTCCGTTCGAGGTATAACATATGTCAGATAAATATTTATCAATTAATGGAAAATTAATGACTATCGACAACAAACTGATTAAACTACCGAGTGGCTGTATTGATCCATTAAGTGAAAATTTAGTCGATACAAATACTGAGTTAGTTAATCAAAACAAAGCACTAGTTGAAGATATTAAAACTTTAGTGGGTGGTATATCGATTGATCCTACATTACAAGAAAAGACTGTTACTCCGACAACCGAGCAACAAGTAGTTACACCTGATGCTGGAAATGATAGTTTAAGCAAAGTTACTATTAATGCCGTTACAAGTTCTATTGATAGTAATATTAAAGCTGAAAATATTAAAAAAGATACTACCATTTTAGGCGTAACTGGAACGCTTGAAAGTGGAGGCGGTACAAGTACGTTAAAGACTTTATTAGATACCACTAAGAGTATGAACCAATGGTTTTCATATAATACAAGTACAACGTTAAACGATTTAATACCCTTTAACGATACAGTTAATGTTGAAAAAGTAAATAACATATTTAACGGTTGCTCAAATTTAGTAGAAGCACCTTTATTTAATACAAAAAACGTTATTTATGCACAATATATGTTCAACAATTGTACTAAACTAACCACCGTACCCTTATATGACTTTAGTAAATTACAAAGTGGTTGTGGAATGTTCTATAATTGTTCAAGATTGGTAAGTATTCCTGCATTTGACTTTAGTGGTATGAGTGTAGAAGTTGATGAAATTAGGTTTAGCAAAATGTTCTATATGTGTTCAAGTTTAGAAGGTATACCAGCTATTAAGTTAGAGGGCAATAACTATAATGCTTTTGACAATACGTTTTATAATTGTTCTAAACTAAGTTATTTTCATGCGTATGGAATGAACTATAAGTTTAACATTAGTTATTCAACATTATTCACAGAAGAAGCACTAGTCGAGATTTTAAACAACTGTGCTACTGTTACATCTACTCAAACTCTCACAATGGGTAGTACTAACTTAGCTAAACTCACGGAAGAAGATCAACAAATAGCGACTAATAAAGGTTGGACATTGAAATAGGAGGAAATTAAAATGATAACAACTACAATCGACCCAACATGGACACCGGTAGAAGGTCAAGAAGGTTTATATCTTGAAACCAAAACTATAACTATGTCAGATGGTACAACAAGAACTAGAAGAGTATTACACGCTGACGATACTCACGTATTTTACAGTAATGAAGATGAAGAAATCCCAGCGGAAGAACGTAATTATTCAATAATTGCAGTTCTTGGAATTTACGATTCACCAAGCAACTATACATCTGTTTTACGTGAAGATTGGATGCACGTTTTATCAAATCCTAAAAAAGAAGAAACTATTTAATTTATTGAAATTTTAGTATAAAATATTAATGAAAGGAAGTGGAAAATGCCGACA